TATTTTTAAATATTGATAGTGAGGAAGGTATAACAGGTGTTAAACAACTACCAAATATAGAAATCACTAGAAAAGATAATGAAGGTTTTGGTGCAAATTCGGTAAATGCTGAAGAAGATAGTTTTAATCCAGTTAAATTTGTTTGGGGTCAGAGAGATATTGAATTTAATGCGTGGCAGGTTGCACACTTTAGGTTATTAGGTGATGACAGAAGATTACCTTATGGTACTTCTATGTTAGAAAAGGCTAGACGTATATGGAAACAATTATTACTTTCTGAAGATGCTATGTTAATATATAGAGTTACAAGGGCACCAGAAAGAAGAATCTTTAAAATATTCGTAGGTAACATTGATGAAGCAGATGTTCCTTCATATGTACAAAAAATCGCTAACAATTTTAAAAGGAGTCCTGTTATAGATGAAAAAACTGGACAGATAGACACTAGATACAATCAAATGGCTCAGGATCAGGATTATTTTATCCCTGTAAGAGACCCAAACGCACCTAGCCCTATAGATACCTTACCAGGAGCAACTAACCTTTCAGAGATTGCAGATATTCAATATCTACAGAAGAAATTATTCACTGCTCTGAGAGTACCTAAACCGTTTTTAGGTTTTGAGGAAGCAACTGGTGATGGGAAGAACTTAGCATTGCAAGATATTAGATTCGCAAGAACAATCAATAGGATACAACAATCGATGTTACAAGAGTTAAATAAGATTGCGATAATCCATTTATATATTTTAGGTTTAGAGGATGAATTAGAAAATTTTACTCTGACACTTAACAACCCTTCTACACAAGCAGAGATGTTAAAGATAGAACAAACACAAATGAAGGTTACTTTATATAAAGACGCAGTGTCTGATGCAGGTAACGGATTCGGTTCTATGTCTATGACTAGAGCAAGAAAACAAATATTAGGGATGTCTGATGAGGACATTAGAAGTGATTTAGAACAACAAAGGTTAGAGAAAGCAGCTGCGGCTGAAATGGAACAAACTGCTAATATTATTAAGAAGACTGGTTTATTTGATAGAGTCGATAAATTATATGGTGACTTTGATACTTTGGTTTCAGGTGGTGCAACCGCTGAAGGTGCTGAAGATGGTGAAGAAACTGACTCTGGAGGTGGATTTGGTGCAGACTCTGGAGGTGGATTTGGTGCAGACATAGAAAGTGCTGCGGATAGTATGGCTGGTGGTGAAGCAACCGCAGCTGAAACCGACACAGCAGTAGAGTCAACAAAGAAAAAAGATAATCTTTTAATGGAGGAGAGTAGACGAAAATATGAATCTAAAACTAAAAAATATCAAGGGATATATCTTAAAAGACTTACAGAAAGTTTAGGGAAAAATGAACATACTTATGATTTAGATTCAGTGGAAAAAGATGCTAATTTAATAAACAATAAAATAGCGGATATGGCAAAAGAAATAGATAAAATCATTAAAGACTAAATTTTTTCATAATTCTTAATATTTATTAATAAATAGAATATGGAAAACTTTGGTAATATAAAAGACACTTTTAAAAATATAGTAGTTGAGTCTGTTTTAAGAAAAGATAAAGAGGGGAAAAAAGTATTCTCTAAATTTTTAAAAACGTTAAAAGAAAATAAAACATTAAGTGATCAATACTTAATTTATAAGAATTTACAAACTAAAAAGTTTGACGATGGTACACAAGCCAGAGAGTATATTAAAGAGAATATAACTTTATTAAAAAATTTAAATGAGAGTCACATACAAAAAGGAAATGACTATTTTTTAAAACTATTAAAAGGTGTGGAGATTATTAAAGAAAATGATTCATTTTATAATGACATTACCTATTTAACAAAAACTAAAAAAACACCTTCTAATATTGATAAACGTAATACATCTACAGATAACATTGTTAGGTTAATGTTAGAAAAAGAAGATGAGGTAGTAGTAAAAGAAAGTTTAGAACTACCCCCTAGTATTATTACTAAACTAGCGGTTGACAAATTTAATAATAGATACTCAAATATAAGTGAATCAGAAAAAGAAATCATAAAAACTATTTTAAATGGTAATGATGAAGATAAATTAAATACATTTGTTAAATTAAAAAAGAGTTGTATTGAGTCTATCGATAAAAAACTGGATGAATCATCAGATATAGATTTAAAAGATAAGTTATTAAGAGTTAAGGATAAGTTACTAAATATGGTATACAATAAAGAAGACTCTGATAATAACATAAGTAATGTATATGAACTTAAAGAATCTATAACAAACTAACATTATAATTTAAACCCACTTATGTGGGTTTTTTTATTAATTGACTTTGGTGTGAATAATATGTATATTTATACAATATTAATAACAAAAAGATAAATAGATATGAATGAAGGTTGGAAAAGAATTAAAATTAGATTTATTAAATAATTACAAAACAAAAATAGGTACAGTCAATAATAAAGAATCTAAAAGTTTATACATTAACCTTAGTGCTTGGGGAGAGATAAACAACATTGATGAAAACACAAATTATGAAATGGTGTTGAGGAATCTAAGAAAAAAAATCAAACAAAATCTTAATAATAAATTAAACAAAGAAATCTTTCACAATAATAAATATATTGTGGATTTAGATATGAGATCTTCTGGGTTTGTAACCACCAAAAGAAGCTTTATGTCTTGTGAGATAACATTATACCAAAAGAAAGGGTTACCGATAAACCAAACAAATTTACTAGACGAATCAAAAAAGTTAATATACGATGTGGCGAATAATTGTTTAGATAATAATAATTATTTCACCTTTTATAAAACTAAAAAATAGAGTTTTTATTTTAATGATATATTTATAATTAAAGTATATCACTATTATGGAAATAATCAAGAAAAACGAAATAAATAAAAAAGGTATTCTCATCGAATATGATGCTGGATACATTTCTCCAAAAGATAATAAAAGTTTTGTTAACGAAGTTAATAATCTATCAGAAGGTCAACAAATAGTTAGTGACCCTTTAATTGTTTATGCAGTCATGCAAAAATATGGGGTTGAGAATAAAAATGAAAGGGTCTACCCTGAAGCTCTCTTAAGAAAAGAAGCGGAAAATTACTTAAAACTTGTTAAAGAAAAAAGAGCAATGGGTGAAGCTGATCATCCAGAGAGTTCTATTATCGCAGTAAGTAGAATATCCCATAACGTTATAGACTTATGGTGGGAAGGTAATGTACTAATGGGTAAACTCCAAATCATTATGTCACCAGGTTTCGTTAATCAAGGAATTATTTCATGTGAAGGTGATAGAGTAGCTAACTACATTCGTCAAGGGTTAAAAATCGGTGTCTCATCAAGAGGTGTTGGTTCGTTAGAAAAAGAAAATGGTAAGAACATAGTACAAGATGATTACGAACTAATCTGTTGGGACATTGTAACTTCACCGTCAACTCCTGGGTCTTGGATATATAATGAAGAACCATCTAAAGAACAACAAATGTCAGAGTCCAATAAAAAAAGTGAGGATATTTTATTAAAAGATTCTTTATCTAATTTTCTATTAGACTAAAAAAAACCTTAAAAAAAGTACTAAAAAAATTCTTTTTATCTTTTACTGCATATTTATTAAAAAATGCGTATGTATACGCGTTTTAATATAATAATAAAATAATTTTAAAATAAAATTAAAATGGCTGAGAAAAAGAAATCAATCATCGAAGAGGCTTTGTTAGATGCAAAGACTTTAGAGGATGCCTTAAAAGCCAACACGAAAGAAATGCTTTCGGCACATATGTCGAAAGAAATTGAGAGTATCGTAGAGTCGTCTTTGAGAGAACAAGATGAAGAAACTATTGAATTAGACGATATTGAATTAGAAGGATCCGCAGATGATGAGGAAGGCGTTGAGTTAAAACTTGACAATGAAGATGACGATTCAGAAGAATCTGAAGAGTTAGGAATGGATGTTATGGATTTACCAGATGATGGTGAAGAAGTATCAGATATTGAATTAGATCTCGACACTGATCTAGATTTAGATTTAGATGGTGGAGAAGAACTAGAATTAGACCTTGAACCTATGGGAATGGAATTGGGTATGGACGATGTATTAGATATGACAATG